GATTTAGCAGCACAAGAAGATCGTGAAAAAGCCCCGATTCGTTTCGTTCCACGGAACATGTTCTACGCATAGGTGAATTAAATGCCTAGTAAATTTGCGAGTGGTAAATATGCGATTGCCGAGTGTGATAGATGCGGACAACGATATAAATTAAAACAGCTTAGAAAAGAAGTAATTAAAACTAAGTTATATAGCATTAAAGTTTGTCCAGAATGTTGGGACCCTGATCATCCTCAATTACAATTGGGTATGTATCCAGTTAATGATCCTCAGGCTGTAAGAGAACCACGTCCTGATGTCAGCTATTATTCATCAGGTCAAACAGGCTTATACACATCAGATGTAGCTAGTGATAATACAAATAACGCTGGATATCCTCAAGATGGTAGTCGTCAAATTCAATGGGGTTATAACCCTGTTGGAGGTGCAAGGATTTTTGATACAGTGCTTACACCTAATGACTTGATTTCAGTGGGATTAGTAGGTACAGTAACGGTAACAACAACTTAGGAGTTTTAACATGGGATATAGATCAGCAGCTGACGGTATTACTAAGTCAGGTAAAACAAAAGGTAAGAATTTAGGCGACTCAGGCCCTGATGTAGGGATTCAGTCAGGTAAAGGTAGCAAAGGTGCGTCAACTGTAACTAGCGAAGCTATGAAAAAAATGGGTCGCAACTTAGCTCGTGCTAAGAACCAATCAAAAGGTAGATAATTATGGCTAAGAATGATTTTGTAAAAGCTACGGGTACTGACCCAATGCCATTAGGTCATGCTCGCGAAAATAAAGATGCTAGCGCCTATACAGGGTTTAAATATCCATCAGGTGGTGGTAACGATATTAATGTTTACAAACAACCTATGGTTATTGGCAATGAAGATATCTCATTCAAACCAAATCCAAATACTTTACGTGGTGTAGATGTTGGTCCTGAAACTAGAGCTATGTCAGTTAGTGTTGGTGATAGTGGCGCTAACCGTATTAATCCGTATGGTCAAAGTGAAATGCGTGGTTATGGCGCAGCTACTAAGGGTCGCAAAACTAGCGGGAAAATGGGTTAATAACGTATGAATTATGAGAGTTTGTATAACAACATTCAAGCTTATGCTGAAAACACAGAGTCACTATTTGTTGCCTCTATTCCTGTTTTTATTCAGGAAGCTGAAGACCGCATATATAACTCTGTTCAAATTCCAGCGCTACGTAGAAATGTAATAGGTACCCTTACTTCAGGTAATAAGTATGTAACACTTCCTAATGATTGGCTATCTAACTATTCTATTGCTGTGATTGATGCATCAAGTAATTACACATATCTTTTAAATAAAGATGTAAATTATATGCGTGAAGCATATCCAAATCCTACATCTACAGGGTTACCAAAATACTACGCATTGTTTGGGCCTCAATCAACTAATGTTAATGAGATGACCTTAATTTTAGGCCCTACTCCAGATTCTAGTTATGGCGTAGAGATGCATTACTATTACTACCCACCTACCATTGTACAAGGTCAAATCACAACTCTTAATACAGCGCATATTACTGGGGGGTCGGGATATAACAATGGTACATACCCAAATGTAGCGTTAACTGGGGGTGTTGGAGCTGGCGCATATGCAGATATTACTATAGTAGGGGGTGCGGTAACTATTGTAACCCTAAAATTTGGTGGAAATTTCTATTCAGTTAATGATGTATTATCTGCAGACCCAGCAACTATTGGAGGTTCAGGTATAGGGTTTTCTATTATAGTAAGCGCAATCAGTAATACATCAGGCACTTCATGGCTTGGTGATAACTATGACCCAGTCTTGTTCTATGGCGCTATGCGCGAAGCACTTATCTTTATGAAAGGTGAGCAGGATATGGTTGGTTATTATGAACAAAAATATCAAGAAGCATTAGCTCAACTTAAACGTCTTGGTGATGGTCTTGAACGTAATGATGCTTACCGCAAGGGGCAGACTAGCTTGGAATATAAAGGTCTATAATGGCTATCGTTCAAACACAGTGTACAATATTTAAGCAAAATTTATTAAATGGGTTAGAGAACTTTTCTTTGACTACTCCTTATGTATATAAAATTGCACTATATAATGCTAATGCCAACTTAGATGCAAGTACTCTTGTGTATACTTCAGTTAATGAGGTTACAGGTACGGGTTACACAGCAGGTGGTAGGACATTAGTAATTATTCCGCCAGCATATAGTGGCTCAACGGCTTATGTATCATTTAACAACGTGACGTGGACTCCAGCTAGTTTCACTACTAGAGGTGCATTAATATATAATAGCACTACTGGAGCCGCGGTTGCGGTACTAAATTTTGGTTCAGATAAAACGGCAACAAATACATTTACGGTAACATTTCCTGTCAACGATGCAAGCAACGCTATCATTCGAATAGCATAAGGAGTTTTAACATGATGAAAGAAAAACAAGGTTTTGGCGATAGCGCTGTAGCTACATTAGCTACAAACGTAGCCGATAATGAATCAGTAGGTATTGAAGGTGTATACCACGTTGAATGCCGCGACGCAGCTGGTAACTTAAAATGGGAAGAAAAATTCCCTAACTTGGTTGTAGCTGTTGGCAAACAATTGATGTTGGATACGCTATTAAAAGGTTCTAGCTATTCAGTAGTTGGTCCATACTTAGGTTTGATTGGTAATACATTTACTGCATCAGCATCTGATACAATGGGCTCACATACATGGACAGAATTTGTTAACTACACAGTTGGTGGTTCAGCAGTACGTGGCACAGCGGTATTTGGTTCATCAACTTCTACAGGCTCAACGCCATCAAACATAACATCATCTACAGCAACTGCGATTACTTATACAATTACAGGTGCGGGTGGTACAGTTTACGGTTGTTTCTTGGTAACAGGTACAGGTGCAGTAAACACACAAAGCTCAACTGCTGGTGTATTGTATAGTGAAGGCTTATTCTCAACAGCTAAAATTACAACAGCTGGAGACACTGTGGCTGTCACTTATAGTACCTCAGCGACATCTTAATTAAAGCATTATAGGAGCCTGATATGGCATTAATATTAGCGGACCGCGTTCTCGAAACCTGCGCTGCACCTGGGACGGGTGCGGTTACTCTATTAGGTGCATTAGCTGGATACCAAAGTTTTTCTTCAGCTATTGGTAATGCTAATACTTGCTATTACACCATTGTTGACCAAAACGGTTCAAATTGGGAAGTAGGTCTAGGTACAGTAACTGTAGGGGGCACTAACACACTTGCAAGAACTACAATCCTAGCGTCATCAAACTCAGGCTCTATCGTAAACTTTAGCTCTGGTACTCAAAACGTATTTGTTACATACCCAGCTGAGAAGTCTGTAAACTTAAATGCTAGTGGTAATGTAAGTGCACTTGGTACAGTTTCAAGTGGTACATGGAACGCAACAGCAATTACAACGACATATGGTGGTACAGGATTAAGTTCTTATACGGCTGGTGATATTGTTTACTACTCATCAGGTACTACGTTATCTAAATTAGGTATTGGTACTAGTGGGTATATCCTTCAGTCAAACGGTACTGCTCCAACATGGGTAGCAGCCTCTTCAGTAGTAGGCGGTGCTGCAGGCTCAAACACCCAAGTCCAATACAATAGCTCAGGCTCACTTGCTGGCTCTGCCAACATGACATTCAACGGCACTAGCTTAACGCTTGCCAATGACGCATCTATTAATGGTCTAACTGTAGGTAAGGGTGCTGGTAATGTTGCTCATAATACTGTAGTTGGTATTGGAGCTTTAGCTGGATCAAATACAGGTGATTTTAATGCGGCTTTTGGTGATTATGCTCTAAATTCAAATACATCAGGAACATTTAATTCTGCCTTTGGTGGAACAGACCCCGCTGCACATCAAGGAGCTTTAGGAAGTAATACAACAGGCTCAAATAATTCGGCATTTGGGGCAGAAGCACTACAAGCAAATACTACTGGCTCGTATAATACAGCGTATGGTTCACAATCATTATTTTTAAACACCACAGCATCTAACAACACTGCTGTAGGTTATCAAGCAGGGTATAGCAATACCACTGGTGCATACAGCACTTATTTAGGTACAAAAGCTGGATATTCACAAAACTCTGACAACAATTCTTTTGTTGGTTTCCAAGCTGGCTACTATCAAACTAACGGAGCAAATACAGCTTTAGGTTCAAATGCTCTTTATGGTGCATCAGGAACATCTACAGGTGCTTATAATACAGCAGTAGGTCAATCAGCTTTATTCTCTAACACCACAGCATCTAACAACACTGTTGTAGGTTATCAAGCAGGGTATAGTAATACAACTGGCACAGCTTTAACTGCTGTTGGATATTTAGCACTTAATTTAAACACCACAGGTACTGCCAATACTGCAATGGGTGCAGATTATTCTGGATATGCATTTGGTCCTTTAGAAAAAAATACAACTGGTAATTATAATTCTGCATTTGGAGTGGGTGCTTTAGGGTCTAATACTACAGCATCTAACAATACGGCAATAGGGTATCAAGCTGGGTACTTAAATACTACTGGTGCTGCAAATGTATTTATTGGGGAACAAGCAGCATATTCCAATACTACTGGAACATCAAGTGTTATTATTGGGCAAACCGCAGGATATTCTAACACTACGGGAAGTAATACTTTCATTGGAGCTGGAGCTGGATATAGTACTACTGGTACAGGAAATACATTTATTGGAACTGGAGTATCTGGGGCTGTTTACCCATCAGGATATTACGTTACAACTGGCGCAAAAAATACTGTCCTAGGTAACTACAATGGCAATCAAGGCGGGCTAGACATCCGTAC